GTGACAGCAGAAACCCAAAACCGTGGTTTAAAACTTGTCATTCTTGAAAAGGATGATAAGCAGCAGAGTTATTTTGGGTATGTCTCGTGGAGGCGTGATTGTCTCTTACCTTTTATCGAGGATGGCACCACAGGAAGCGAGCGAACGATACCGCTTAGCGATAAAGATTCAGTAGTAGAACGGACATATTTTATTTACTACTTTGAAACAGATTTACTAGCAATGACTCTCAACCATTTAGGCCCCAAAGTGAATGATTTATCTTTCATTTTGTACAACAAGACACAAATGAAAAATGTTACATTCGAGGCTATCTGGAAGCACGAGAGCATGAAGGAACTTCTTGAAGATGGGAACATCCTTCGCAGTTTTGACCTCACTGTCGCAGCGCCAAGAAATTTCAATAAAGCTAATTATCAGATTAAGAATGACCTTACTAATGACATCATTGATATGGTGGTTGGTATGGGCGGCTCACATCTGAGACTCAACATGCGCGGTCGCATTCGTCCCAAAAGAGCAGGTTTCAACTATCTTAAATCATCAGTTACTGATGCTATTAAAGAACTGCTTGAACTATTCCCCAAAGGCTCTGGCGGGCTAAAAATCAAGAAAATTGATGTAACAGAACCATCAGATACAGCGCCAAAAAGCCTACTTGATCAAGTGCTCATAGGCTCGAAAACTATAGTAGTAAAAAGCGGCTATCCTTCTGATTCTGATATCAGGACGGCGATGATATCTGCTAAAATTGATAATGCAAATTACCTTGCACAGTATGAGCTTGCAAAAAAAAACCAGTAACGCAAAAGGGAGGACAAAATGAGAGAATTTCTAACTCTTTTTTGGAAAGTGGTCCTCTTAGTTCTGATTACTTATGCAGCGACAAAACTGTTTAAGCCTATGAAACATGCTGATGTGTTAACTACAGCAGGTGTGCTTTCGACAATTTCAGGAATTCTTTTTGGGTTTGTTCTCGCCGCTATATCTATATTCAGTAGCGCAGATAGTGACAAAGATGGGGCCATTAACGCCCTCAAAAGGAATAACATATTACCAACATTGATAAATCGCTTGCTATCAACAGGGTTGACGCTGATTGTGGCCTGCTTGTTTCCACTGATCGCTATGTTCTTACCAGAGGATGTTAAAGTCTTTGCTCAACCAATTGATTTTTTATTTCTCCTGTTAGGATTGTCTTCGCTGCTCCTTTCACTTTGTACATTTGGTAGGTGTTGGTTAGTGCTGCGTAGAATTTTCCCTCACTTGTAACATTAGGCCCCTACACGGGGCATAATGTTAACAATTAGTTATTCATCCATATCAAGCCTTACATCCAACATTGAAAGGCAGCCATCAATAAACCCCTCTGCCATCTGTATCTCGATCCGTATCAATTTCTCATCTTTTTTACGCACTTTTGCGATCTTCCTCTTGGATATTCCATACAGATAGTGAGCTACAAGCAGTGAATGCTCATATGGTTTCCGGCTTTTCAACCGCGCCAAGCAACCTTCAATGATCAGAGCATCATCGTCAGTACATGACGGTCTGGCTCTACCTGTTTGCGGCAACAGTCCCTTAAATCCTGCAGCAATAGGAGAATAGTCCACGCCAGAACTGTCACTGGCAGCCCACCCTCCCCATCTTTCAAGCAGCATTTGAATATCACGCATTTTTTTCTCCATACACTTAAGCTTTCGCAATTACGCCGATCGCCAGCGCCCGATCAATAAAACGCAGTAGCAACTCAAGCTGCGTACCATGCTTCTGCTCGAATGCCGGTACATCGGCGTGTAACTCGTCGTGGCACTCTCTGCACAGAGGGATCACGAAGAGGTCATGGGCTTTTGTTGCTGTCCCCCCCATACCGTGCCCTACGATATGGTGCGGATCATCTGCTGGCCGTCGGCAACACTCACAGGGTTGTGTTTTAACCCAGCGGGTGTACGTCTCATTTATCCAGCGGCGACGTTTTGGCCTGAGCATAAAAGACTCTGGCGACTCTGGATCAACAGAGAGCGTGAGGATCTTCTTCGCCTTCTCCTGCACGAGTCTGGTTGCTGACGAGGAAGGCACTATGTCGCTTTCCCTCATGACAGAACGGATCTTCTCATCCGGAAGGCGCAGCCCTTTGTGCGCAACGCTTTCCGGAATAACATCAGCCAGGTCGTTTCTGACCATCCACCAGCACAGTTCCGGAAGCGTCAGGATATGCGACTCGGGAAAACCAGAATCACGCCGAATGACTTCCAGAATCCAGGATACCAGGTTTCCGGCCGCTATACCTGCAAGCTGTTCGGTATGCTGCCCCGACAAAGTGTGATCGCAATGCCAGCACAGGCGAATGCATCCTGGTGGGTGCCGCATTGTTGTGAAGTTCTTGTCGTGCCACGTTGAATGTGACCACTGGCATTCAAACCGATTACTCAGCCATTGCTCAAGGGAAGGAAGCCCACCGGCACGCTGAATAACCCTCTCATTCCCGAAGACCTGGCGCATTACCGGATCATCAGCCAGCGGCTGAATGGCTGCCGGAACAGCCCCGGTACTGAATGACGCCATTTCTTCTGGTTCAGGCTCGAGCAGAACGCGACCACGCATGAAGAGGTGCATCAGTTCCGCACCGGGACGGAACAGCACAATCCCCATACGATGGGCGATCTCGGGGGTAAGCAGAGCTCTCACGCGACCTGCCCCCTGGCAATGTGTTCTGCCCACAGTCCACCAATCCAGCGCACGCCTTTCGCCGTGAAACGAGCCTGGCTGAATGCATGATTTGAGGTTACGGATGTGCCGGTTTTCACTTCAAAACGGCCCGCATCAATATGCTGATGCCGTGGGGTCATCGTTCCGCCAAGGCGATACATGATGTCGTTCTCAAGGAGGAATAACCGCAGATCTGGCTCTTTGGCCTTAAGCAGTTTTGCTACCTGGCGGAATGACATTGACCCACTGGCTGTACAGTACCGATCAACAAACGCTACCTTCGGCGCCGCGGCAGCCAGTTCGTTAGTCAACTGCTGTTTTTGTTCTGCAAGGTCAGCTGCAAGACGTAGGGCTTCAGAGAATGATTGAGGAATCGTCTGCTGCTGTGCCTGCTCAAGCTCCTGCCAGCGATCAACCAGACGCGCGGTAAACTCCGGCGACAGCTGCGCGACAACGATATAACTGTCCCGCTTCCCTATCAGATAAACCGATACCGACTGATTGAGGTGATTTTTAACTTCCCCCATTGGGGGGAGTTCAATAACACCGCGCTCTGCCAGGCGTTCAATGGACCGTTTAACATGGTCATGTCGTGATTCCACCAGCTCAGCAATATCACTGCTGGACATGGTTAATGCTGTTGTTGCTAACTGGCTCATACTTTTCTCCATATCAGGCGGCTGCACCCGCCGGTTCATATCTGCTGATCGTTATCTCTACCCGACCTTTCGGCACAACGGGTCCCCATTCCACCAGCATGCGCTTAATCTGGCTGTCGTCTTCCCAGACACCCGCATGCGTCAGTGCGTCAAACAGAGCTTTGTTGTAATTATCGATGTCCCGGCGGCGCGCATCCGGCGGGTACAGCGTGATTTCTACCGCTGCAAGTTCAGTCGACGGCTTCGGGAGGCGTCGTAATTGCTCAATGATTGCCACGCAGGCAGCGCTCTGGTATTTACGGCCATCAGCGCTAATGAGGTGACGACCGGCCAGCGGCCCCTTGTTAGGGGCGCGCCAGTAGGTGTTCACGCTGGGTGGAAATGGGAGTATGAGCCTCATTAAAAGCCTCCGTCATAATTCCTGAAACATACCTCAACTTTCCCGCTATAGTGACGAACACGTTGAACAACATCCGAAATAGGCGCTATGCCAGCATGGAGATAAAAGACTGTTTCACGCATGAGTTACCCCCCGCATGCTGTCGACAAGACCTTGCGCAATTGTGATGATTTCGCTGGTGGCCGTTCGTTCCAGCCATAGTTGATTGATATTGGCTTTCAGCTTGTTCTGCTGTGATTCATCCAGCATGTCAGCGCCGTCTACCTGGTCGAATACAATTCCAACCTCCAGCGGCCAGATACGGGACTCGGGAAGCGGATCCGCTACTGGTTTAGCTTTATCACGGATGTGCATGCGGATCTGGCGAATATTGGACCAACTGGAAACATCCAGGCTTCCCATAGCTGCAATGAAATCAGTACTGTTCATGCCATATTCACCAGATGCTTCAAGGGCAACAGTGCGAATACGTTCCGACATATCCAGGCGCGCAGCAGCGTCATCGCATTTTATCGACAACAACCACTCATCCACACCGAACAAAATACTCTCACGAACAAGCAGCTTCGCTTTGTCGATCGTTAATGGTGATACCTGAGTGAATTCCGGTGCTTCGACAGAATCCGCCGCCCAGGTATGCCCAAACTTCGATTCACTGAATGTGTATTCTTCTTTATCGCCGAACGCAGCTCTAACACATGCCCACGCTTCGACACCGCTGATATCAAAAATATCTTTCTGGGTGAGTGGCAACTCTGTTTCTGGCTTACCAGCTACTGTTGGTGTGGCCGTTGCTGGTTGAGGTTTGCTGGTGGCAAATTGTGCCAAAGCCATAAACGCACGCCCTTTTGCCTCCAGTTCTGTACGGTTGATATAGCTGAAACGCTCGCCACGCCATGACTTATCGAATACAGCTATGGCACCGGCAAAAAACGCGCTGGTGGGTTTTTGTTTTTCGTCAGCAGGTACAAACCACACTGGCAGATCGAACCCAATGCGCCCGCGGATGAATACAATGTGATCGGCATCTTCCGGCCACCACGTTTCGCTCGGCGCAGCTTTTATCAGGAATACATAGCGACCGCCCTTTTCGCGCTGGGCTGCTGCGTAGTTCATGATGTGCGTCATGCCGGTGATCGCCTGTTTCTCGTGATACTGCGAACGGCTATACGGTGGGTTGCCATAACCAGCGCCACCCAGTTCTGTAAGACGTTCAGACCAGTCCTGCGTCAGCGCATTATCTTCGGCGGTGTACCATGCCGGGCACTTCGCGTTGTCGTCGTCAGCAAACAAGTCCAGAACTAATGGCCCAAATAGCGCGTTGATACCCCAGAAAAGCAGATCCGGTGTCCGCCACTGATCGCCAACTTCTCTCAATTCGTGGGCTGGTTGGCTACGTAGTGCCACCAGCGCCTGGCAATATTTGTTTAACGTCATCCTCTGAACCCCTCTGGAATCGTTGTTTCAACCGGACCAAAAGCCATCACATCGCGCTTTTTCGCGCCCCAGTCAGCCCGTTTAGGCCGTCCCTTCTGCTCCCAGCGGGTAGCGCTTTGCAGATAGCTCTCGAATTTCTTCGGGCCGAACAGCGTTTCCGGGCGCATGTACTGGTACTGCTCGTCGTTCTCGTGCCAGTGCTCATGCTTCAGGTCGATAACAAGTTGCAGGTCTGCAACGCTGTATCCCTCACGCAGTCGGGCACGGATGTTCTCCAGGGATGTTTTTGATTTCTGATACCGGGATCCGCTGATCTGGTTCAAATGGGTCAGAACCAAAATTGCCTGATCAGTAATCACGACTTCAGGGTCTGGTTGCGCCGCAACCGGACAAGAGGGTTTTGAAGTTACTTGTGGATCTTGTTTTGATTTTACTGACGGATCCCCGCCAGATTCTGACGGGTCAAAACCGCCGTTTTTGCCAGATTTCGACGGGTCAGTTTTTGAGACGTCAAATTTTGATGCGTCAGATTTTGACGTGTCAGAATCTGACAGTTGAGAAAATGCGGCAGCCTGAAGTTTCGCCACATTCAGGCGGTAAACGTTCGAAGCATTACGGTTACCATTACGGCGCTGTGTACGCGTGAGCCAGCCATCTTTTTCAAGCTTAGCGATTGCCGTTCTGATAGTGCTCGGCCCTGCGCCAAGCTGGCGAGCGATAGTTTCAATGGACGGCCAGCACACCCCCTCATCGCTGCTGAAATCAGCAAGGCGAGCCATGATCGCGACACTAGACAACTTCATGCCCGACGCCGCGCAACCATCCCATACGTAGCCGGTTAATTTAGTGCTCATGATCGTCCGTTATCTCCCTGAACTTTTGCCTGAACTGCTCAAGCGGCCTGAAACATTCGTGTGGGTAGCCATCGCGCAGGTAGATAACACGCTGTGTTTCTGGCTCCCAGCGGATAACACGGACTGGCACTCCACGGTGATCTTTGAACCTTCGGTTAAGTTCGCGCACAGGCGTTTTGCCCTCCGATAGTAGACCCCCACAATTACGGCAGCCTGGCTGTGGTTACATGACACCCAGTGATTTGATACTTTGCATTCATACCGAAACAGCGGAAGACCCGGCACCGGGATCATCCTGAGTTGCGGTAGACGGTTAAAAGCCGTTAAACTGTTCATGCGGATTATTTCTCCATACTCGAAGAGTTGTTCGCCAAGGCGCCCGGAGCTGCACACTCGCGGGCGTCACTCTTTTCAGCGACACAAAAAACTCGATAAAGAAGCGTTACGTGCTCCTGGAACTTCGCGATAACCTGATAGCTGTTTTCCTCAATCTGAGCACGCTCATCTGCGTCAATTACCCCATCAGCCGTGGCTTTACGTACAAAATTAGAATGACGGCCTATCCACTCAATGGACTCCATCAGACGCTGGTTGATATCGGCGTTATCCAGATCATCAACATCTGCCAGCGGTACAAATACGCCCTGAGAATGGCGCGCAACGGCATCAGCGATATGAGTTGAACCACCAGCACGTTGTAAAACCATTGCCCAGCCCAGCGGGAAGATCTGATCGCCGTCAACACGAAGGCGGTTAAACAATGCGTTCTCTGTCACGCCCAACCATTCCGCCGCCTCGGCATAACCACCAGGTAGATCGGTGATCGTTTTTTTTATCGCCGCCACCAGCCAGGCTGGCTGACGTTCGACTTTCCAAATAGGTTCGTTACCCACGGTTAACCCCTTAATTCTGTGGTTATAAAAATCAGCTCGTCTGCTACTGTTTAGGGTAAATGTCAGGACGAAGATCAGATTTGCTGATAATCCCAGCAGTTGTTTCCTCCAGCTTTTTAGCCAAGGAAAAACCTGCCTTTTTGTAGCCATTGAAAACTAAACGCAGGTAGCCAGGCGTGGAACCTACGCTTCCAGCTAATTCGCCTTGCTGCTCTTTAGTTAAAGAGTCCCAATACTCTTTCATAATATGTACCTCCTGTGTACATATTACACGAAAGAAATGAACCCACAAGGTACTTGTACCATAGAGGTACACATTGTTTAATTTGCTGATGAAAACTATCCAGGAAATCAGGCGATTAAACGCCCGAAAATTGAGAGATGGTGTTGGGGGTAATAGCTACTTCGCTAACATGATCGATCGTGAACCTACACAAACCAGCCGGTTTATGGGTGAAGGTGCCACCAAAGGTATTGGTGACGCTATGGCAAGGCATATCGAAAAATGTTTTGACTTGCCTCAAGGTTGGCTAGATACCGAACATCAAACTACCAACATTGCTAAATCACCCGACGTTTCAGACGTTAATAGATCAATTACGATGGTCCCGGTTATATCCTGGGTGCAAGCCGGAGCATGGACGGATGCTGGTTATGCAGAGGTAGATTTGAGTAGTGTAGAAACATATCCTTGTCCCGTTCCGTGCGGGCCAATGACTTATATCTTACGCGTCATTGGTGATTCAATGATCGATGAGTATCGTCCTGGCGATATGATTTTTGTAGATCCAGAGGTTGCAGCTTCTCATGGCGATGATGTTATTGCTTTAATGCATGATTCTGGCGAAACGACGTTTAAACGATTAATAGAAGATAGTGGCGAAAAGTTTCTTAAAGCTTTAAACGCCAACTGGCCAGAGCCATATATTAGGATCAATGGTAATTGCTCGATTATTGGCACCGTTGTTTTCTCAGGAAAACCACGACGGCACAGGCATAAGCCTTAACCCATCATCACAAACCTGCTTCGGCAGGTTTTTTTATCCTTGACAATGTACCCTCAAGGTACATAATGTACCTATACGAAACAGCGAACAGGCATGACGCCCACGAAGTAGCCGCCGGTGGCATATGAATAACCGGATGATTCGCTGACAGGTGTCTTCGGGAGGGGTAACAGAGACGCGGTCTGATTAACCGCAACTCGTAGTCAAATTCCTATAGCTGGTGGCGATACCCAAGCCAGGAATACCAAAACCAGCAGGAGTGTTAAGGGCAAGGGCTAATCACCCCCTTAGCACCCCGCCAGAAGATACCTACCACCGCGCCTGATGTGGTTAAAAGCAGGCCAAAGCAATAACAAGTAACTCCCTGTTCTGGCGGCCCGGTGTTTTCCCACTTGTCCGGTAACCGCCAGCCTTTTTCAGGGCACAACAAGTAAGAGCATTCCCGCCACACGAGGCTGAAACCCAAGCGCCAAGTGGATGCGCCGAAAAGCTATGACGGGGCGTTGGTAGAAGATCGGAGTGCTCTTTCTATTGTGTATGGAGAAAGTTCGGCGGTTGCAGCCGCCTTAACGAGGGTAAAACCATGAGTAATGACCGCATGACCGTAGTGCCAGATTTTCTTGGCGAACTGGATGCCGGCGTGTTCATGAACAAAATCGCGGCAGCACTTAATACCACCGCGCTTGGCGTTCTGAATAACGGCAACAAAGGCAAAGTAGTCCTCACATTTGATTTTGAGCGCATGGGTAATTCCGTTGAAGAGAAGCGCGTCAAGATCAAGCACAAGCTGAACTACAGCACCCCGACACCGCGTGGTAAAGCCTCCGAGGAGGACACAACCGAAACCCCGATGTGGGTCAACAAAGGCGGGAAGCTCACCATCCTGCAGGAAGATCAGGGTCAGCTGTTCGGGATCACTGGCGCGGTGGATGGAAAGCTTAAAGCGGCTCAGTGATCCGCAACAACAAACTCACTGATACCACTTTGATCATCAGTTAATAAGGAATTTTTATGTCTCAGTTAGACAGCGGTACCTTCAAGCAGGTCAAAGACCTGGTTCTTTCCGGTTATCACCTGAATGATATTCATGGCCTGGCTTGCCCGACCGCATTACTGCCAGAGGGTACTGGCGTTGAAAGCCTCGAGCGCTTTTCTCTGGAGCGTTTCCGCTTTCGTGGCGCAATGACCACAACCAGTATTGACGACTTCACACGTTATTCTAAAGGTTACGCCAGCGACAGTGAGCCAGCTCGTTGCTTCATTGACGCTGACAACATGACCGCCCGTTCAGTGTTCAACATCGGCACCCTGGATAATCCCGGTCACGCCGATAACGTGGCTTCAATCACCCTGAAGAAAACAGCCCCGTTCCGCGCGTTACTGCAGATCGACGGTCAACGTCTGAAGCAAAAGCAAATCGCCGAATGGCTTGAAGACTGGAGCGATTACCTTCTGGCGTTTGATGCTGATGGCAATACGATGCAGATTTCCCAGGCGGCTCAGGCTGTACGTCGTATCACTATTCAACAAGCAACCCAGCAGGACCATGAAACTGGAGATTTCGCTGGTAAAAAATCCCTGATGCAAAGCGTTGAAGCTAGCAGCAAAGACGTAATGCCTGTGGCGTTCGAGTTCAAATGTATGCCGTATGAAGGCCTGGGCGAACGCCGCTTTAGCTTGCGTAACAGTCTGCTGACCAGCGATGAACCCTGCTTTGTTCTGCGCATTGTCCAACTTGAAGCCCAGGAAGAAGCGATCGCCAACGAATTCCGCGATTTGCTGATCAGCAAGTTCGAAGGTGAATCAGTGGAAACTTTCATCGGTAATTTTAAAGCCTAATTGCTCTGCATTAAATCCCCGGCGCCGCGGGGATTTATTGAAGCGTAATTCCATTAATTATCGCCACCCGGCGAGGGATTCGTGCAACCAAAATCTGCGCGGTGCAGCGCGCCAATATGGAGAAAGACATGAGCTACATTCAGACATTATCCGGTAAAAAATTTAACTACCTGACCGCCACAATCGACGATATCGATGTTGAGGATATCGCGACGGCTCTTTCCAACATCTGTCGATTCGCTGGGCATCTCCCAGAGTTCTACAGCGTGGCCCAGCACTCTGTGCTTGTAAGCCAGATTGTGCCGCCAGAGTTCGCCTTTGAAGCGCTGATGCACGACGCTGCGGAGGCATATTGCCAGGATATTCCAGCCCCGCTCAAAGCCTTGCTGCCTGACTACCAGCGCATGGAAACTTATATTGATGGTCTTATCCGCTTTAAATTCGGTATCTCTCTTGAACAAGCTGCTGTCGTGAAATATGCCGATCTAACCATGTTAGCTACCGAGCGCCGTGATCTGGAAATCGATGACGGTTCGAAGTGGGAAATTCTCGAAGGTATTCCCTGTTCTGATCTCGTTCAGGTTATCCCTCTCCGTCCTGGTCAAGCCTATGGTCTTTTCATGAACCGCTTTAACGAACTGGTGGAGCTGCGCCAATGCGCCGCATGAAGGTAAAAGAGCTCGTAGCGGAGGCTTTTGCCTCCGTTGATGAATTAACACCAAAACATGCACTGCTTATGCGTGAAGTCGCCACCAGACTGGACGCTACGTTCGCAGCATTAAAAGAGTCTCTGATGCAACTGGAACAGGAACGCAAAGGTAAAACGCCATGACCGTATTTGAATATCTCCAGGCTCATCCGAATACCACCAGCGGTGAAATCGCCAAAGGTATGAACAAAAAGACACCCGCGGTCGCCGGAGCATTATCGCAACTCTATGGCACAGGCCGGATCGTGAAGTCTGGTGTTCGCAAGGGCATACCAACATACCGTGTTAACGATATGCCGTTCGGTTGCAGTAACAGACTAACCATGATGTTTAACCAGCTATTAAATAGAGCCAGACAGGGAGCTGCACAATGAGTAAATCACTGAACGCACGTTGCATCCGTCGCTGGACCGTCGAATTTAAAGACCGCTGCGACTCGAAACATAGCCCGTATTGGCGCAAGCGTGACTTGCGCGGTTACATCCGTGAGGCTGCACTGACTACAGCTGATTGCATGGTAGAGCGCACAGCTGAGGACAATGCCAGGGTTGCTTTTTTCGGGTACATGTACGGCTGGTCGCCTGAATTCTCAGCCTGGTACGATGAACGCCGTGAGTCATATCTGAAAGAAGCCCGGCGCACACTCAATAAGAACGCCACCAATGACGAGATCGACGAGGAAATACAGAACGAGCTGGAGGCCTGGAATGACTAACCCACTCAACAAACAGGATTTAGACAACGCACTGGACTTTGATCTTTTCGAAGGTGATTTCGGTACGCCATGCGATACAGAACTATCGAACAAAATCGTTACCTCTCGAGGTGAATACAAATGCCACATTTGCGCTGGCGAAATTTTGAAGGGTGAAAACCATCGTAGTACGACGTGGAAATTCGACGGCGAACTTATGTCCTATCGGTGCTGCAACGAATGTTGCGTGGCGATGGTGAAAAGCGTCAATGGTGAATACGAAGAAGAGGACCCGATAGAAGCGCGTTACGCACTGGGCCATCAACGTAGGGGGTGGGCAGCATGACAACTAACAACCACCCGGCGAACGGTCCTGTATCACTCGAGCGCCTGCACCAGATACACGGAATTCTCAGCAAAGCATCCGCACAAAGCGACGGCGGTAATCTCGGCTACGCAATGGCTGATGCTGTGAAGGTGATTGATGGGGCTATTGCAGCGTTTGGTGCGGAGCCTGTGCCTTTTGATGCTCTACGTGATGCCGTCGCTGAAGTTTCTGGCGGGCCAGCAATGGAATGGGGTGATATTTATAAGGGGCACCAGGCTGTTCCTTTTATCAACTTCAACTCGCTGGCTCGAATCGTTGATAAATATCGCGTCCCGCAGCCAGCAAAAAGACTTGAATTGGCAGGCTGGCAATTCAAATCAGTAAACGGTGACTGGCTGGGACTTATTGACGAACACGGGAAAAATCAAGCCGTTCGTGAGGGTTGTGAGGTCCGCGAAGTATTCGCTATCGCCGATAGCGTCAATGACCGCGAACAGGTACGCAGGGAGCATGCGAAGTGGTCACAGGACACCTTCGGTAATGTCGGTCCAGTTGGTCCGCTGAAGCACCTTTCCAAAGAAGCGCTCGAGGCTGCTGCTGAACCCGGCGACCTTAGCGAATGGGCTGACATGCAATTCCTGTTATGGGATGCGCAACGTCGAACCGGTATCAGTGATGAGCAGATTACCCAGGCGATGGTAGAAAAGCTGGCGGTTAACAAACAGCGCAAATGGCCTGAGCCGAAAGATGGTGAGCCGCGACTGCATATCAAAGAGCAGCCTGCGCCGGTTGTGCCAGATGGTTACTGCATCATGCCTGTAGCGCTGACTGCCAAAAATGGCGCGAAATGGGCCTTGTCTGGTGAGTTCAGTACCGCACGCGAAGTTACCTGTCCTGAGTGTGAAGGTGATGGTTGCAGTGATTGCGACGGAAGAGGCGATTGGTACGAGGACCAGGCTATCGACTGGACAACTATTAAAGAAATCTACCGCAGAGCAGTTGAAGTGTGCGCGCTGCCAACTGGACAAACTCAGGATAAAATAGCATGAACAATTTAATGATCGACCTCGAGTCCATGGGCAAAAAACCGAATGCCCCTATTGTCTCAATTGGTGCCGTGTTCTTCGATCCGCAAAACGGTGAACTGGGTCAGGAGTTTTACACCGCTGTTAGCCTTGAAAGTTCTATGGAACAAGGAGCTGTGCCGGATGGTGACACTATTCTGTGGTGGTTAAGACAAAGCTCAGAAGCACGATCAGCAATCTGTGTTGATGATGCGATGCCGATATCGTCTGCCCTATCTGAACTGAGCCATTTCATTAACCGGCATTCTGATAATCCGAAATATTTAAAAGTTTGGGGCAATGGAGCTACTTTCGACAACGTTATATTGCGCGGCGCATATGAGCGCGCCGGCCAGGTTTGCCCGTGGCAATTTTGGAACGATCACGACGTCAGAACCATCGTCACATTAGGCAGAGTTGTGGGTTTCGATCCAAAGCGAGATATGCCATTCGATGGGGTTGCACATAACGCACTGGCCGATGCCCGCCACCAGGCCAAATACGTTTCAGCAATTTGGCAACGTCTACTGCCCCACCAGCAATAATTTATAAATATGTAAGCCCGGGTGCAGCCGGGCTGTATGGAGAATCTGTCATGGCAAAACTTATGAAGGCGAGTCAGTGGGGTAAACGCGAATTTACCAAAGACTCGATCCCGGATAATCGGACCATTAAACGTTGGGTTGAAAACGGACTTCTCACAGGCAAAATCGTAGACGGTTCTGTTTGGGTCTGCGAGTCTGAAAAATGGGGGGTCGACTCAATGGTTAATCATACGGTTCGCCAGCTTATCAGTGAGGGTTAACCATGGCAGCCAGGCCAAGAAAAAGAGAATACCGCCATCTACCCGAATATCTAATATTCGATAAAGATCGCGGCGTTTATAAATTTACGCTCATAACTGGGAAAAAAAAGAATATTGGTAAAGACAGGGCTGTAGCGATCGCTATAGCCCGTGAATACAACCTAAGAATGAGACCTACAAACGTACCATCAGTAGAAATACTTGTCCGTGAATCTGGCGGTGTAACGGGGGAAGCAAAACCATTTACTGAACACGTAGATCATATTATGGAGCGGGCGATTGAGAATGAGCGCCCCTCACAGAATACACTCGACGATTGGAACAACGATGCTCTGAGGGTGAAAGAATTCTTCATCAGCACACCAGCTTGCGATATTGAGCTGGAGCATGTGAATGCCTATATAAACCACTACCATGCCGAAGCTTCAGCAAACGTACAAAACAGGAAAGTCAGCTTTCTTAAAAAACTATTCTCATATGCGGTCGATGAATCGCTAATGTTCGATAACCCGGCAACCCGTAAAAAAATGCGTAGGACAGAAGAGAAGAAACGCCAGCGTCTCTCACTTGATAACTTTAAAGCTATCAGGCGTGCAGCCGAACCATGGTTACGAACCGCGATGGATTTGGCATTGCAAACTACACACGCGCGACTGGAGGTATCAAGGATCCGCTACTCCATCAAAGAACCCAAAGACGGAGTATGCGGGTGCGTTTGGTTAGAACAGCCAGAAAATGGCATATATGGGACTCTCTATATCCACAGGCAGAAGGTGCAAAAAAAAGAGGCATCACATGTTGCAATACCTATTGGGGAAGAGTTGAAACGAATAATTGACGATAGCCGCGATAATGTGGCCAGTCCGTTTATAGTTCACAGGCTCCCGGAACGGCAGGTTAAACGCAGCAAAGAGGTTTCACATCCCACTCAAGTTGCACCGGATTATTTGAGTCGGTCGTTTTCAGCTACTCGTGACAAGCTAGGTTTATACGACAATCTACCGATGGACGAAAGACCAACCTTTCACGAAATCAGAGCGCTGGCAGCGCATCTTTTCGATCAGCAGGGAATCGATCCACAAGGGCGAATGGCACATAGCGATGCGAAGTCGACAAAGATATACACCCAAAACCATATCGATTGGGTTGTGGTACCTCATGGAGAGATTATATACAGCTTGGGTAGGTAACGAAAAAGGGACCTCTCAGGTCCCTTTGTTCAAGATGCTTTAGCTTTGGCCATCTCGTTACATTTCAGTAATAATTTTTCAGCTGTTTTGATGGCAACATTTGAATCAAGCTCTGAAATTGTCGCATCCAATTTATAATCGCTTATTATTCGCTGATCCTTCAAGGACTGTAATGCGATACCTAAAGCAACTAGAGTTTTTTTAGGATAAGGTTCAGCATCCCCTCTCCAGGCCATTGTAGTTAGATAATCAATCAATCCCTGGTGATTATCCTTCGGACCATGCTCCAAGTGAGGTAGTACATGATGATAAGCACCATAGTACGCCCTAGCTACAGCATTCCTGTAACCAATTTCATCTTTACGTGATGCGCAGAACTTTGCTAATTCTATAAAGTCAGAACTAGTTACAGGCATTGCTAGCTTCCTCGCTATAACCCCGATACCAAACACCTAGTTTTTTACCAGCAAGAGAATCATTTTCCGCAAGAGAAAATGCAATATCAATATTCATATCTGAGAGAATATCAACATCTTCAGTTTTCACTCTCATAATGTAAGATGCTGATTTTTCTTCAGGAACAAAGATAAATTCTATAGCTGCGGGACGAACACCATAGCTGTCAGCGACATCAACAATACGTTGCGCCATATCGATGTATTCATCATCAGTAAGTCCCGTACATTCTTTAAATCTTTTTGTGTCACGAATAATGCCGCTTGCATCGTCAGCCATCTCTTCAGCTTCCTTTCCTTTTGCTGCTGTAATGAAACGTTCAGCATAAAACAAAGCTGCATCAATTTTGCCTGTGAACAGATTAGTTTCCCAACCGAACCTAAGCATAGATTTGCATCCATACCGAGAAATCAGTCGATTAACAACCTCATAAAGCTCCCGGTGAAGTCCATATTCTTCAAGGTAAACGGCATAGTTTAGCGCATAAGTATCAACGCCAACCTTCAAGGACTCTTCGAAAAACGAAACAGCCTCATCCTTACGGCCATTAGCAGCATAAGCTAACGCCAAAAGGTAATCTTGGGAAAATCGATCATTCAACCCTTCAATCTGACGGATATACCTACGAAAGTTGAAATCATCCAATTTCTTTCTAAGTCGCAGATAATCAATCAGTTGAATTGAAATCTCTAAGGATTTAGGTACAGCCTTAGGCATCAAGTTTTCCTTCGAACTAGTCGTTTACACAGTCGCTTTGGTACAAGCAATCTTCATTTGTCGGGTAAGATTACAGCACCGCCACTGTAATTTCCAATGTGAAAACTACCTTTTTTCACATGTCAAGCATTGACTTATAGATTAGTGCTAATTTATTAAATCACCAATAAATTTAAGCACTAAAACAGGGGGCAACTTTGTGGATAACTCTATTTTATCCACAAGTGAATTTATAAGTACAACACAAAAAAATGCCCTTTTAACTTTTCTTATAAGCCATGAAACCTAAATACCATGGGGAGAAACTACTACCTAAGTAATTGATGTATATAGAGCAGATTTTGCTAAAAAAGCACTGATTGTTTATACATACGAATAGTACCTACCACCAGCAACGGTGCGGCTTACAGCGTTTTATAGTCGGTGTCATGGGGTGTCGGGGGTCGGAGGTTCAAATCCTCTCGTGCCGACCAAAAATCCCCAAAAAAACAGCCTGTTACGGCTGTTTTTTTATGCCTGTTTTCTGAGCGCTCCGCGTTCCTGGCATCATTAATGATGTACGTGATAACTCCAAATATTGCGTGTGAGGAATTGTAGCCATCACCATCTTCTGACAGCGCTTCCCTTCTCCCGTTCTCCAGATTAACCAGGTGGGGCTGAGGGTGAGTTCGGTATCACTTGATCCTGAATTCCCCATCTATCGCGCATATCAGCAGCGAACCATCACAGGCTGAAAGCGACGCATCCACAACAAGTAGCGCCCCCTGGATTATCCCTTCCCTGAAATGTGAACGCGATGCCCGTATGAAATAAGTCGCTGCGGGCTGGCTGATTAGCTGCTGATCGAGGGAGATCCTTGTTTCAACGTAATCATTGACAGGTGAAGGGAAGCCCATGGCTATAGTCCTCCGTTTGGATTGAACAGCTGAAAGGTACGGTTCTCCCCTTCCTGCGTTGATACATCGCGGAATGTTGTCACATACCACTCGATCCATTCGTTAGGCTGCTTCATCGTCCAGTTCCAGTTAACCTTGCTCAGTTCCTGGACAAACCGCTGTGTGGTGGCATCAATTAACCCCTCTTGAATACCGGATAAAAACACAGTATAAATACTGTATATACATCCAGCAAAAGGCTACAAGCAATGTTCGTGGAACTCGTTTATGACAAAAGGAATTTTGATGGTTTGCCCGGAGCAAAAGATATCATTCTGGGAGAATTGACGAAGAGGGTTCAGCGGATCTTCCCCGATGCTGATGTTCGGGTTAAACCGATGATGACACTACCGGCGATCAACACTGACGCCAGCAAACATGAGAAGGAGCAGATAAGCCGTACTGTTCAGGAAATGTTTGAAGAGGCTGATATGTGGCTAGTTTCAGATTAAACGCCTTGAACCGTCATATTGCTTAAGTACAATCCGCCGTGACTGGCAATCATTCAATACTCGCACTATCGAACGTTCGCCAGTCGGCCGCAATAATGCTCTTGCATACGGTGTGGTTGCGGCAACTCTTGTTACAGTTCACCATCAATTGGCCAGCCAGGTCATCTTTAATGATTTCCGTTATTACGCCAAATATCGGCAAAGGAACACTGCTTGATATGATTCAGTAACCTATGGTTATCATATATTGGAACAAAACGACAATTTCAAAAAAAATAATATCAATGAAAATTATTCACCATTGAACAATCCTTTGCAACAACCAGTTATTTTGTATATCCGTTGCTTATCAGTTTTAATATCACATGATCCTTCCCGCCTCATGTTGATACTGATAGAATGTTTCCATGTGACTGATATCAAAAAATATGTATTCAACATTCTTGTAGTTATTGGATAGGTATAAAACACGGATTGCTTAAAAATGAACTCTTCTATTACCATTGTTACAGCATTTTTCGATATAGGACGAGGAGACTGGACGAGTAATAAAGGTTTCTCTCCTCACTTAGAGAGAACAGCTGATACCTATATTCAGTACTTTGAAAATCTGTCTAAATTGGATAATGACATGGTCATTTTTACATCCAGTGAACTTAAACCCAAAATTGAAGCAATTAGAAATGGGAAAAACACTGTTGTAGTGGCTTTAGATATTAATAAGAAATTTCAAAGCATAAAAAAAAGAATTGCACGAATTCAAAAAGATAATGAGTTCATAAGCAAACTTGAAACTCGCCAGTTGATAAATCCCGAATACTGGTCCCCAGACTATGCACTGGTTTGCAATCTAAAAACATATTTTGTAAACAGAGCTATAGAGTTAAATCTTGTGAATGATGATATGGTTGCATGGGTTGACTTTGGTTACTGTCGTAGTGCAGACGTAACCAGAGGGTTATCTCGATGGGACTATCCTTTTGACCGCAACAAAGTAAATTTCTTTACAGTTAAAAAAGGTTTGACCGTCAAAACTATCCATCAGGTTTTTGACCACATGATTAACAATCGTTCCTATATTATTGGTGGGGCAATTGTAGCAACACAAAAGAAATGGAAAGAGTTTTACAAACTGGTTTGTCAGTGCCAAATAAAAACACTCAGAAATAATATAGTTGATGACGATCAGGGTGTTTTTATAATGTGCTATTATTACAACCCTAAATTAATAAAACTAAATTACCTGGGTAAGAACCGCTGGTTTAATCTATTTAAACTATTCGGAAGAAAAGATTTAATTACTTTATTAAGAAGATTAAAGGTCTCTCTTATAGGTAAATAATTTTTAATTGAGGTATGAACAATGCCGATTCTAACCAGCCCCGGCATTGTTTTGCTTTTTCCTGCGCAGCCTGTCCCTGAAAAAATGCTTTTTCCGCCTCTGCATCATGAACCTATTGTGTGCCGTCCCATTTAACGTATCCCCCTTCGGGAGCCACTGATACAACATTATCAGGCAGGGACCCCAGCGTCTCAACCCACATGGGGAAATTAGAGCCGGTTAAAAGTTGTGAGCCACTCAT